GTGCTGGAGGTGAACATGGCGTAACGACCAGCATCCAAGCCCTCAGCCTCAAATGCAGCCTGCAAGTCCTGTGCGATGATACCGAAGTGAATACGGGCGTCGTCACCCTTTTCAGCTACAGCATCCTTCCAGCGGAACTTACGCAGCAGACCTTTGCAAGCCTGTGCTACACGGGTTTCAGCTTCAGACAGAACATCAATGTCTTGCTTTTCGTTGCGGTCAGATGTTTGGATGGTGGCGTTGGTTGCGTAGATGTCGTCAAAGCGACGGGATGAAGTCCCCAAGTCTAAATAGTTATCTGAAACTGCACCCCCACCTTGGCATGGAGACACTGAGGTATTAAGATAGGCCAGACCATTACCAGAAGATGCTGGCTCTATATAGACAATACCACTTGTTGTCCCAATACGCCCCACAGTGGAACCGTCTTTGGCAAGGTCTATAATAGTGCCATCATTACCCAGACGATTTAGGGAAATTGGGCCGCCCTGATACCTAGCCGCAGAAATCATCCCCTTAATGCCTGCTGTGCCGATGTTAATACCGGGGTTGTTGCCGCTATTGTTGGTGACGTTGTTATCAGTAGTCCCCACCAGCACGTTACCAGATGCATCGATGGTCATTTTAGCCACGCCACCAGTCCAAAAATCCATGGTATCAGAACTATGTTGATAACGCACAACACCTCGATACAACTCACTGCCTGTGGTGCCATCAGCAAAATGTATCTTACCCATACCTGTCGCATCTGACTGGATGGTAATGCCTACGTTATTACCAGTGTTGGCAATCACCAAATCCTGAACAGCATAAGATGACAGCGAACTCGTCCCAATGCCCACAGCGTTATTCGTGCTGTCAACAAACAGGGTGTTGGTGTCTACAGTCAGATCGCCAGTAATCTCTGCGTTGCCAGTTACATTCGCAGCAGTGGTGCTGAGAAGAACTGCTTTTGAACCAATGTATCCCGACATTAGCTTTGCTCCAGCACAGACAGAATAACGTCAGCAGATGATGCAGTGTTGCTTGTCACCACAACCGTTTCAGCAGCCTCTAAGATGATCTTGCCATCTAGCACAGAGATAGCCGACCCTGCAGGCAGCGGCACATCCTTCACAAGGTAAACCCCAGCAGCTTGCACCGAGAATGTGATCTGTGATGCCGTCACGTTTGCCACATTGCATCCGATAACCACTGCCACAGTGCTGGCCGGAACAGTGTAGGTTGTCACTGGTGATGTGCCTACTGAGGCGCTTGTGTAGTTTTTGAAGGTGTTAGCCATAATTTACCCCAATGCGATAGCTAAGGCCAGCGCAGTGCCAGCAGGATCAAAGTCTGTTGTGTCTGCTGCAGCAGCAGTTCCAAGAGTTGGTGTGCCGCTTAGATCGCTGTAAGCACCCGTTGTGGCTACCGTTGCTAAGTCGCCCGGCTGCACGGCGCTATCTGCCAGCGTGCCTTGTGCTGCGGTAGCATAGTCTGTGCTGGCCGTTGTTGCCGCAGTGCCTAGACCGAGATTGGTGCGGGCAGTTGCTGCGTCTGCGAGGTCAGACAGGTTGTTCGCCGCCATTGCAGCGCCAGCAGCGGCAACATTTGTTGCATCCGTCACATCGGCACCAGCTTCAATGCCGTCCAGCTTAGTGCCGTCAGCAGCAACGTCACGGCCATCCACAGTGCCTGTCAGCGACACGTTGCCAGTGATGTTCACATTACCAGTTCCGGTAATGTCGCTTCCATTCAAGTCGAGATTGCCGCCAAGCTGTGGCGTGGTGTCGCCAACCAGATCAGGATTTATGCTGTTCCACGATGAACCATCGTAGATGTAGGTCTGATTGTCTGTGGTATTGAAATACCAGTCGCCAGCAGTGACCGGATCACCGTTGCCGTCTACGGTCGGGGCAGATGCAAGCGCGCCGAGATACAGCCCATCAATGCTTTCCTTAGCATCCTCTGCAGCAGCTTGCGCAGCCTCAGCAGCGGTTTGTGCAGTCTCAGCACCAGTCTGTGCAGTTTCTGCGGCTGTCTGAGCGGCCTCAGCGGCTGTCTGGGCTGTCTGCGCATCTGTGGCGCTTGATGCGGCCTCAGCGGCCTTTGTGGTGGCTGTGGCGGCGCTGGCAGCGGCAGCAGTCTCTGACGCGGCTGCAGCGACCTCAGAGGCGGCGCTGGCAGTCTCGCTGGCGTCACTAGCTGTCTCGCTGGCGGCAGCAGCAGCGGCGCTTGCAGCGGCTGCAGCTGCAGATGCAGCGGCGGCGTCTTTTGAGGCTTCCGCCTGATCGGCATAGCTTTCCAGATTGTCCACATCAGTGGCGCTGGTCATGCCTGATTTTTGGTCCCAAGTAGTAGTCGCCATTAGCGCGGAACCCCCATTTTAAGCGGGCCAGAATACTTGCCGCGCTCGCCGTCTAGGCGCAAACTTTCTTTAGCATTTTGATAGAACGATGCCCAAACTTGCGTGCGCGCGTCCTCAGCCAAGTAGGGCGATGCGTGAACCAATGAACCATAAAGATACAAATCAGGCGCGTATGTCAAAATCCAGTTTGAAGGTTCAGAAGCAGACAAAGCTGGAGTCCGAGCATAATACTGCATGCTCATAGTGTAGCTGCTGTCAGGCGTTGGGTAAAATTCAAACTGGTCTGCAGTCACGCGGAAATAGCGAGGCTTGCCAGATGTGTTGCTTGCCTCGCGCCAATCCTGCATTTCTGCCGCAGCAATTAATTCAAGCCGCGTGCCATCGCTCAAACTAAGTTCTTGAATTTCAAGGAAATCATTTGGGAAATTTTCGTAACGCTCGTCAAGCGTAGCCTCAACACGTTTCTCTTGACGCCAGTGGCGGATGTCACGATCAATCTGCGCCTCGGCCAAAGAAATGAAAGTCGGGATGACCGATGTGAGATCATCCCGGTTCAGAAAGTCAGCAATGGCCGACTGCAGTTCTGCGTATGTTGTAATGGCCATCTTACCACTTCACCTTATCTGCCCAGTAGGCCGCAGACATTTTGCCCTTGGCAATGTTCTTTGCGTGCCGAGCCTTGAAAGACTTGTTACGCGCTGTTCCTTCCGGCGACCCCTTTACACCCTGCTGGCCAAAGCGAATTGTCTTTGTCTGATCTCCAGACTTAGCAACAACCACATGGCTCTTAGTCGGGTGACTAGGCGTGCGCTTGGGTTTGTTATACCCTGAAACGCCTGCTCTGGCTAGTTTGGGGTCTTTAGCCATCACTTGCCCTTTTTCTTAGCAGTCTTGGCGGCAGCCTTAAACTGCTTAGCGGTAGGCGCGCCTTTGGTGCCGGGCTTGCGCATCTTCTCGCCAGAACCTTCGGCAATGCGCTTACGCTTGGCGTGAATGTTTGCGTAAAGACCCTTGGCCATTACTTACGCGCCTTTCCCATGCACTTACCCGCCGCCTTGCACTTGGCAGGGGTGGGGCAGCCTTTGCACGGCTTGAACGCAGGCTTTTTCATCGGCTTTTTCATTTCTTCCGACCTTTCTTGGCTTTGCCCGCCTTGCTCAACGCGATGGCCACGGCTTGTTTCTGCGGCTTACCAGCCTTCATCTCCGTGCGGATATTAGCAGAGATGACTTTTTTAGATTTTCCGCTTTTGAGTGGCATTACCGAAATGCACCATTGTTTTGCAGATAAGTTTGATACAAGTCCCAAATGCCGCCAGTGTTTTGCAAGTCTTCAACAACGCTTCCACCAAACTGATTGTTCATGTCAATCAGGAATTTGTTATACGCTTCATCTTTCTGGCTATCCGTCCCAGCGGTTGCCATTTCAAGCAAAGACATCGGCTTGTATGCAGGCGCAGGCGTATCAACCATGCCAGAACCAGACTGAGAAATATTTTGAATGGCAGACGCTGGGGTGCGGATGTCAGCGCCCATTCCCATTGAACCAACCTGAGAAGGAATGTTCTCATAACCAACAGGCATGCCAGCATTGCCACGACCGCCGTATTGCATCGGGCCAACGCCGCCAAATGCATCAATAGGCCCAGAGCCAAATGATGGCATTGCGTTAGGAATATTTGGGCCTGCGCCGCCAAATTCATTCAAAGGCGCCGTTGCCATTTCGGATGCACGCTTAACACGGTCAACTGCAGGCGCCGCGCCTTTCGTTGACATGCTGGCAGCACCTTCAGCCAACGCCTTTTGAGCAGCCTCTTGGCGATCACGCGACCCATACGGCGAAATGCCCAAGGCATTGCCAAGCATCGACAGCAGGCCGCCGCCCTCAAACTTATCGCCAGCAGCGCCCATGCCACCGCCGTTAATCATGTCAATTAAGTTCAAGTAACTCTTTTGGTCAGCCATCAAGCCACGCCCTTCAAATTCCTGCGCAGGGGCTGGCCCCACGATGTTGATCCTACGCCCAACGCGGTGGCAGCATCGCTCGCCATCGTCAGGCAGACAGCATCAGCCAAGTCAGGTGAACCCAAGCCACGCCGCCGCATCTCGTCCTTGCTCTCAGCCTTCATCTTGCCGGAACTGCCGAAACTATACCTGATTGACGTTAATTCCGCAATGAGTTGGTCGTCATGGGGTATTTTACTACCTCTCTCCTCCAGCCAACCGCGCAACTTGAAAATCAACTCAGTCCGCAAATTCTGATACGTCTTGCCCATGCTCGGCGCCTCGGACACGTTCACACCACGCACCGGCAGGCCCAACTCACGCAGACGGTCAACGACACCAGCGCCAAGACCGATGCTGTCAACAAGTATCTCAGATGGCCGCAAGCTAAACGGCAGGCCGTCATATTCAGCCTTCACCCGACCCACAGTCTGCATCAGGTCCAAGCCCTGCCAGCGCTCGATCTCAGTCACGACAGGCCCGGTGCGTTTAGCCAACGCCGTTTTGTCCGTCCCGAAACGCGCCACATCCAAACCCCACACTGGCTTGGTATCTTTTGGCGTTTCAATGTCTCTATCGCGTGCGGCTTCGGCTAAATGGATAGGAATGATCGTGTCGTCATCCGCAAGAGGAAACTCGCCAAGCACGCGGATACGAAAAGCATTACTTTCCTCGCCGTAGCGCAACTTAATTTCTTCAACAAACTCATCAGACACCAACGGGCTGTCCAAGCACGACCAACGCCGCACCCACCAAGAATGCGCCATCCTGTTCTGGCTTTCAAAGAACGTGCCGCTAGAACGTGTCGGGTTGCCCAGCAGCAACGTAGTCGCGGAATGCCCGGACATCGAACCTGCCGCCGCTTCAAACACAGGCTCAGGCACACCGCTGGCCTCGTCAACAACAAGCAGCACATGCTCACTGTGAACACCAGCCAATGCTTCAGGTGTCTCAGCCCGTGACGTTCTGGCCGAAATAAACGCCTCAGACGGCGCAGCAACCAATTCAACACGATCCGACTTGACGTTCAGCAAAGGCTGCAAAGCCTTCGGCATCTCGGTGATCCATTTCTTCAATTCAGCAAACAAGGCGTCAAACAACTGGCCAGTAGTTGGTGCCGTCACGACAACCTTGTTGGGAAACCGAAACATCAAAAACCACAGCATCGCCCAGCTGGCAAATGTTGACTTACCCGTTCCGTGGCCGGAACGGATCGACATCTTACGCTCGCCCTTGGCCAACGCAGCCAGCGCCTCTTCCTGATAGGCAGTCGGCGTCCCGCCAAGAACCTCCTTAACAAAGGCCACCGGGTCTGACCGATACATGTTCACAAAATCAAGAAGCGGGTTATCCTGCTGTTCACTCATCGTCGGAACTCCCGCTTGGCGTAATGTCAATCACATTGCTGCGCGTCTTCCGCAAAGCATCTAGGTGAAGGTCGCCCAAGTTAATCGTAATGTGATTATCCTGCTTGCCAAACTGTTGCGGATCTCTGGACGCAGCACGAAACTTGCGCATGTTGATCTGCTCACGCAAGACGGCAATACGCTCACTGCGCACATCAGCGCCGTTGTCCATCTTTTCAGCCATTTCGTCAGCCATCTCGCTGGCATCTTCAATCAGGGCCTCCGCGCTCTGCTTCTTTGCGTCATCAAGCACTTTGCGAAGTTCAGGATGCCTGTTCAGCTCCTTGCTGACATGCGACCGGTTGAAGCCCAGTTTAGCAGCCAGCGACTTCACTGATCCGCCGTCAGCTATGTAATCATACAAAAAGTCGGCAGCGGTTTTGCCTTCCTTCTGCGCTTCTGTCTCCAGATCAGTGAACAATTTTTTCGTCAGTGGCTTGCCAGCCATGTTTGCCTCCTGTGAATTTGTGGGCATTTTATCAGCAAAAAATGTTTGTGAAATTTTTTTTTGAAAATTTTTTAGCAGGATGTG